AGATGTTCCACGGACCCACGGGTGTGAACGTGGAGACCCAACAAGCGTGCTTGAACCACCTGTTTCAAAGGTGAATTGAAGTACACAGTAAAGTTATTGGAACTTGTTTGATCCAGTGTGTCAAATGATATCGTGTGATATTCGTAGTTGAAATCCGGGAGACCTGTTGTCGTGTAAGATGACCTAGCCATTATTACTTAGCCAAGAGAATAGCGAGCACCAAAAGAACGACCGCGATTGGGATCAGGATCTGAGCATACTTGGTGGGAACTCCCATGAACTCTCGGCGGGGCAGCAGGGCACCGACGGGTTCTGTGGATACCTCTGGATTCAACTTGTTTCGAGTGCTGGACCTATAGTAGTTAATTAACTTGCGCGCAAATGTATTCTCGGACCCTGGCGTCATCGGTGGTGCGATCTTGGGTTCCAGACGCTTGTCGTCCTCGTCCTGCTGTTTGGTGGCAAAACGTTTGTCCTTGGTGGCTTGGACATTCAATTTGAGTACGAACTCTTCGGTGGATGCACCCGAGTTTGTGAATGGATACAACTTGAATGAATTGTCACTCGTGTCATAGTAGTAGATGGATACCCTGATCGCTTCCATGACTGGTACGGTCTTTTGAACACTGATGCTGTCATTCATGGAACTCATCACGTAGTTGGTGGGACTCGCGCCGGCCAGTGCAGGCACCACGAGTGAACCGGTGTAAGCAAAATCAAAACGATTGTTGACGGCATTCACAAGAGTGACCTGACCCGACACGGTACCCGAATTTGCCACGTCAAGAGTTATCGTTGTTCCACTTATTCCAGTCACCTTTGCATTGGTTCCTATACCAGTTCCGGTGACGTCCATACCAAGTTCAATTCCATTAGATGAATTTACCACTATAGTGAATTCCGCAATAGTCCCAGTTGCTCCAGTCCTTACAGTATCATTATAAGCATAAGGATTGTCCACCGTATAGATCCTATCAGTCAAAATCCCATAGTTTGGCACCTCCAAAACCACATAATAGGCATGAACGTTGCCATTCACCACCGATGACGTTCCGTTGATATAGGGAACCGATGCAGAGACAAAACTCATGGATTGGATTCCATAAAGGGGTGTGCTGAGATAACTGGTGAAGTTGTTAGCATCGGTTGTGGCTCTGTCCTTCCTGGTTGAACTGTCGATAACGATGTCGTAACTTGACATACTCTATTATTAGATTGCTTTTTTTCAATGAAGAAATCACGGAGGTCCAGATCGTCCAATTCCTCACTGAATACATCGTCCAGTTCCGAGTACTCAATCTGGGGCTTTATTACCTGAACACTTTCTTCATGTTCTAGTGGGACCAATGATTTTTCGGACTCGGTCTCACTGGAAATTGTGGCATATTCGTCTGGGTCATATTCATAACCTTCCATGGGTTCTACCAGACACTAGCGTTTTTCAACAAGCACAAATGACGCAGTTTAACGTCTAGAATTTACGGCGCTCTTTATCATCATCTCAAGTTCGGTCTCGGGTTCCCAGTCAGCCCACTCGCGGACCGCCTGGTTTACCTCCAGATAGCGTTCGTCGTCTCCGTCATACTCGCGGAACTCGTCGTCGAACCCCATATCGCACTCCTGCACGACCATGTCATCATCGGTCTCCCACCCGTCTGAATCCTCGTCGTCTTCATCTGGTAGTATGGAACCGTAGACCCTTCCTGTCAATTTCATGGCACTCCACTTCATACCATATTCCATATCGAGGGCAGTGACGATGCTCCTTCCAGTGGCTTTGCAATACTCGGCGGCCACCACAACGGCATTCTCCAGAACGGGCTGGATCGCATTCGTGTAGGCGGCTATGATCTGTTCCTCGCGACTCATTATTATTTTTAAAATGTCGCTTTTCTTTAAGAGAGGAACATGCAGAAGCCTCCAGTTGGATTCCGTGGTGACACAGGTATTGGTGCTCTAACCGGTTTGAGCGGCGTGGGTCAGCAAGACACATTTTTGTACGACTTTGACTCTAAGAGGGAGTACAATTACAAGGAATATTCTCAGGCGACTCCTTATTATAGGTTTTATAGACCTATAGAAACCAGTTTTCTAGGTCAAGATATTCGATACACATTTAGACCTAAAACTATGGGCGATCTTCTCACCAGCCTCATGTTAAAATTTACATTCCCTTCGACAACTGGAACACCCACATGTTTAAAGAATGTTGGTCTTTCTATGATTAAAAGAATAGATTTGATAGTGAATGGGAATGTAATACAATCACTTAAAGGTGAATGGATGTCAATCTATGAATCAATGTATTCTAATCAACAAGATCGCGAAAATACGTTGAATGTTTCTTTCAATCTCGGTTCCAAATACGATACTCAACCAATCTTGAAAGCCAATGACACATCCCAAAGGTTATTCTTTCCACTTCCATTTTTCTTCAACAACCATTACGTGGATTCGAGAGTTGACACAACGTCATTTCGAGCACCCATGCCTCTGTGTGCAATGCACAATACTGAAATAACCATTTACATTCAGTTTCGCGCACTCGCCGATATAGTCAGCGACACAAGTGGTTTTGTTACTGGGGCGGATCTTACTGACTTTGCGTTCGTCACCGAAGAAGTCACATTGACGCCGAGCGAACGCTTTATGCTGCGTTCGACGCGCCAAGAATATCCAGTCGAGAAGGTTACAGCAGAAGAATTGGAAGTTCCAGCGAAAATCGATGAAAAAATTCGCTATTATTTTAACAGTGCCTACTCGTGTCGCGCCATATTCTGGAATCTAAAGGAAAACAAACTTGGTTACAATCCAGAATTTTATGATTCTGTCGTTGACGCGCGAATCACAACTGTAAATAAAACAGACAGAAACGAAATTCGTTTACCACTCTTTCTACAAGAATTACAGGCATATCTCCATGATTACCATAACGATGGTAGTTTCTATGGTTATTCATTTTCCGAACAACCCTTGCAAGTTGTGTTGGGAGACTATGAATTTAGAGCCCCTCGCCCGCAAAGTGCTTACATTGATATAGGTCTGACAAGCTCTTCTGGTAATTATCTTGCTTGGAGTGAGGCACTGGAAGATGAAGGCGTTGAAAATTTCACAATTGAAGGTCAAAAAATTTTTTTGGACACTAATGTTGGTTTTCAAAATGGGGATAAACTCTTGAGCCTGGACATGAAAACGAACGGATTATTTCGCACGAGTACCGCGGGCGTTGGCATCCCGGCGAACGTTTATTCAAGTAACTCCGACACTACACTTGCACCATTCTATATGCGTTTTGACCCATGGAGCAATGTTTATCAAATTAGCATAGCATCTACATATTATTATCCATCCACGACGAATCACTTTGTAAACAATTCTAATGAATTTCGGGATGGCTCTTTAGAATATTCAAGCAATACTCTTACCGCAAGTGTACCTTTCTGGAGTGACTCCTCAAATACGAATGCGGTCGTTCTATTGCAAGACGTCGCGGATGCTGCGCCTTTGTGGGGAACGTGTGTGGCAAACTTATATGCTACATCAGTTGGTGCTACGGTTTCTGTAACACCAATTTCGTCATCTTTTACACAAGGAAAAAACTATCCAACCGATTCAGGAACCACAGCAACACATCCACATTTGAAAATTACACCAGATTCTTTAATGAATATAAATACATTCGTGCCAACAGTTAAAAATTTTATTTTAACTATGTATTATCTTTCGACAAATAAGTTCATAGTCGAAAAAAGCACCGTGGATTTTATTGATTTCGATGAGAGAACGGGTATTGTTGATGATAGAATCGAAATCGAACGCAAGGCAGCCGAAGCCAGGGCGATTGCGGAAGCCGAAGAAGAGAAAAAACGCGAACTTGAAAGACTAAAAGAAGAGGAACGGAAACGAATGGAAATGGAACTACTTGCTATTCAAAGAGCCGCCGAAGAAAAGGCAAGGCTTGAAGCGGAAGAAGCCGCAAGACTTGCCGAAGAAGAAAGAAAACGTCTCGCACTAGAAGAATTAAGAATAACTGTGCAACAAAGAGCGATCGAAGACACAGAGAGAGCCAAAATTGCTGAAATTGAACAATAAATCAAGGAAATCTAGGTAAATTGATTTCCGAACCTGAAAATAAAAGACGCGCTACACCATTTTCGATATACAACAAGTTTGTCGAAAGTGCGTACATGCGAACTCTAACTTCGTCACTTGTTCCATCGCTATTAGCCTTGGCATTAGTATAAAATAATGGATTAATAATTGTAGAAAAATTTATAGATCCATTGGGGATTGATCTGTTCATGGGATCTTTGCACAACGCAAGTGCATAAATAAATCCACAATAACGATTTGAAACTGCTATTATGTCTTGTGCAGAACCAGGAAAATGTGCGTAATATTGAAAACCGCGATACATTTCAAATGTCCCCACTTCTTTTGGCATCAAAACTTCGTTGTCAAGTACGATCTCCAACGATTTCAAAAAATCATTTTGATCCACGCTTGAGAGTGGTGCCGCAACTCCTCTAGAATAATCAAAAATATTTGTTGTATCAGTTCTAGTATCTTTGAATATAACAAAAAGTGCCTTGACGGGATTGACAAACGTGGGACGCATCACAAATTCCACATCAGTGGTACCTTGGTACGTTTCTTCATGAACTTGAAATTGTTGTACGGGAAACACAAGGGGTCTGTTTGTAACAGAATTAATAACTTCATCGGGGGCATATCCATATTCAATTCGGAGACGAACCTCAGAACTCGTTACGCCCGAATCTGCTCCACCCCAACTTTCCGAATTTCTGAGTCCCATGGAAACCTCAACCTCTTGGTAACGCAATGCAGCCAGTGGAATGGCGAGTTCGGGTTGTCCATAAAACCAAAATTGCAATGGAATCTGAAGTCGATATGTCCGTGGATATTGAGTCGTGTTGGTGAAAGGATAGGTCGGACCGCCACCTAACATCCTAAACAACTGAGTCACAGAAAATGCATCTTTTTCTCTACCTTCGACATTTAACCTCAGATTTAAAGTCTCGCCGGTTTCTTGCTGTATCGTAGTACCACCTATTACCAATGAAACATAATCAATCATAGCCAGTGCATGGTTTATAGTAGAACTTGCTGAACTCGTGTAGTCAATGAGTAGATACATGCGCGTGATAAAATCACCATGTCGAGGAATCAAAAAACTAGCATTTCCACCATAATTAATTGTTAAAGGATCAGTGTCAAAACTCTGTGTAACAAAGTTGGATTTCTTGGTGAACACGCCTTTGAATGGAGTCTGCTCCATATTCTACTATGACCGATGTTTATTTTTTCTCGATAATAGCGAGCACTTGTTTATGGACCGCGTCATAACTCATCTTGGTGCGAACCTCTTCTTGAACCCACTCGGACGTGGTGTCTAAGTTTCCCTGATAGACTTTTTCTAGTGCATCCACGGTTCCGTCAACACTTGGCGTCACCCACCACGCATCCTGAAAACGATTGAAACATTTTTGAACAGGTGGAACACTTATACCGTGCCAACAATAATCGTCCATTGCTCCAAATTTAGTAGTTACCACAGGCAAGCCAGAGTATTGAGCCTCCATCTGAGGGATACCAAACCCCTCGGAGCATGAACCGCATAGATAGACATCAGCACACATATATACCTTTTGTAAAGTGATTTCATCCAATGTTGCTTCGGTGATCTTGACAGAATGCTCTGGGATACCAAGACTTGCGATCATCGTCTGAACATTGTAAATTTTTGCATGATTTAATGCCGGGACATGAAGCCAGAGTAACGCCTCTGGATGCGTCTCCTGAAATTTGTCAAAAGCGAGCAGTGTCGTATCAAGAGACTTTCTTCCACTTTGTTCATAGTTTCCTGCGATAGTCAGTATCACATATTTGTCTTTCAAATTGAAATCATTTCTAATCTTTTCCTTGGTTTCATTTGGTGGCAGTTCCGTTCTAAAATCTATAATATGCGGAACAACATAGGTATCGCGTTTAAGTTGTTTGATGACACGTTCGCGTGTCGAAGGGCACAAAGAGATGATATTCTGGATCTTGCCAAGTGCATTCAATGTAGGAAAATCAATTGGTTCATAATGCAAAGGAAACCAAAGATAAGATGGACATGCAATCATTTCAGGTGTATTGCTTTCAAGTAAAAAGATGTCCTGAAGAAAGAATATGGCACCGGCGTTCGTTCGCTTGATGAAATCATTGATGTCCGAAATCTTGATCTGAGAAGGAAACTTTTCATAGGGGCCCAAGATGAAAGTGACCTCGGGTCGATCCAAAAGTGCCTGAGACCATGGATCCCTAGTTTCATTTACAAGTATGCTGTGTTTGACAATGTCCTTGAAACTTAATACCCCTGTATGCTTTACGCCACATATAGACCATATGACCATGGTGACCGTGTGACCCCTCTCGATGAACATCCGAATCAAATGCCTCAATTGACTTGGATACCCACCCTTGGCACCCTCAAATGGTGTTCCGTTACTCGACAACAGAATGTGCATTTATGGTAATCATGTCAGTACCGTTTAATTGAAAACTAACGATGCCATCTTCTTCGTCCCATATGGCCTCATAGTGAGTTGGAACCTCGAAGTGTGAACGAACCATGTCCTCGTAGTAGTATTCGAGTTCTTCATTGTCAAAGATGTCACCAGACATGTTTCCCAAAATGGTATCGCGGGCGCAGAGGTAGTCCAAAAAGGCATCGAATGTATGACCCTTTGTCCACATGAACTCAATGTAGCGTTGATGTCTCCATGACTGATCGAAGAGTTTTAGTAGAAATTTGCCTACCCCAGGGGTGATGTTTATGCTCTTCAGTTTTATCATCTTGCCCATGACCTCCCTCTGGTGAATGTTACTCAGTTTCAAGTTGTAGCAGGAGCGGCACACATTTTTCCTGGAACTCGATCTGCCCTTGTGATAAACCCTGGACATCCTCTCCAATGGAACTCTGTCCTCGAACTGAAAATACTCAAAGGCATAGTTGATGAAATCATATCGACTGGTCCACTGTAGCGGGACACTGCACCAGTGACATTTTGTGTTCGGATAGATCATCTTAAACCATTTTATATTATGTTCTTTAAGACGTTGGAAGAGTCCATGGGATACGAAATGTGGCATGGCCATCACCTCCTCTTGAATTGGCATATCCACCACCCCCATATATGTCCTCACCATTTTTATTAGGACCCGGTCCATCCCACCCACCTCCTCCTAGCGACCTTTCGGTAGCATCTGAACCCTGCCCCGCACCCCCTCCCCCGTAGTATGTAGCCGTTTCGCCGAGATGTCCCCATGAATATTGCGTTCCGTCACCACCAGAACCCCATGGTCTAACCGGTTTGCCCAAAGTTTCTCCATTCATACCATCTTGTCCATCCGCACCTCCTCCACCCCCACCTCCACCATAATCATTGCCACTATAATATGACCCATCTCCCCCGTCTCCTCCCTGTGAACCCGTACCACCTACAGTTGTGTTACCGTCCAGCGCCGCTCCCCCTCCACCGGTTCCGCCATTTTGACCTGGATCATTGTTTGTTGCAGATTTAGCCCGCCCTCCGCCTCCTCCGCCAAGTGCCGTATAAGTGTGAAACGTCGTATCATCACCGTTGTCTCCGGGGTTGTTGGATCTACCCCCATTTCCAACATCCACTGTATACGTTCCTGCGGCTAACGCAACTCCTGTATCGTCAAATAAAATTCCTCCGCCGCCACCGCCCCCTGACTCCCCTTGCTCTCCGCCCCCACCGCCTCCCGCAACCATCAAATATCTCACGTCAGGTAAAGCGTTGGGTCCTATGTCATATAGACCAAGTGTTTCTGTTGATCTATTTGTAAACACGATATACACATTAGAATTTTCATAAATGAAATAATTACCTGTACTACTGGACGATGTATTGTATGCCGGAACGTAGCCAATTCTATCGTACCACACTTGGGTTGAAATAATGGCACTTGGTGCTTCATAGGACAAATCATTATTCGACATTCTGGTTTTGACTCCGAAACCAGCCGCGTTGACGACTCCCGTCTTTCCACCATCAAGGGATGAAGTTATCTTTTCAAAACGGGTCATTGTACTTTGATCTCTTAGTATTCCATCGACGAATAAAAGATTTGTTCCTAAATCATCATTATTTGCCGACTTATTAAGACAAAATGTTACCACGACTATTCTAATCTGATCCGTTGTCCAACTAACTGGAATGGTAAAGGAAACCTCACCATCACCTGAATTGGAATTGTTTCCATCTCCCGCGCGAGCATACAGTTTTCCGTTCCAAGTGTATATTGCCACGCCTTCGGTGTTCACGTTTCCTGTATTTACAATATTGCCGTCCGTTGTTGTTGACAATCCAACAGCCACTCTAAATGACATTGTGTAGATAGTACTAAAAGTAGTAAATGAACCTAATCCAGCTACAGACTTATTTGGAGTAGATTTGCCAACAAGATCATCGCGATCCAAACTGTAAAATTGATCCAGGCCTATACTGGTTCCAGACCAATTCGTAGATATTGTTTTAATTCTATCGAAACCGATTGGCGTTCCTGTGCCTATTTCGTATTCGGTAGCAATATCGTTGACACTGATGGCACCAGATGAAGGAAGTACCATGTCTTTCTACTAAATGTTAATTTTATTTTTGATTTTCTCCACATCTTCTCTGAGTTCCTTAATGGCTTCCACGACAATCCCCATGAGATTTCCATAGGCAAGTGCGTACTTTGTATCTTCGGAACCAGAGACGGCTTCTGGCAAAATTTCCAAAACTTCCTGCGCGATGAGACCGGTATTTGTCATGCCATTCATCATGTAAGTATAACCGCCTATGCTCGTGAGTTTTTCAAGGGCATTTTCAATACGCTTGATATCACTTTTTAACCTTTTGTCGGAATAAGCCGTTATGTTTCCATCTGCGGTAATACTCCCTGTCACAGACAAATCTCCTCCAACCGTGGTCGTTCCATTAATGTAAAGTGCAGCATCACCGTTTATATTTGAAGTCGTAACGGTTCCACTGACGGTTGCTTGAGATATTGAACCCGTTCCCGTCACAGTCAGATTATTTCCCATAACGATATCTCCACTCTGAACTATTCGAAAGGCGGCATTCGACGACAAGTTGGTATCTTCAATGGGCGGCGTAATGTAAAAATAACTTCCACTGGTTGGTTCAATCCCCATATCCGCGCTGACATTTGAGGTGGTACTCAAGGATGGGATCACCCGAAGTCTGAGTTGGCGTGCTCCAACGATTTTTTCAGTAGAAGCTGATGTATAATCACTTAAAATTTCGAATGGAACCTTGTTGGTAGTACTTCCTTGTTCCACATTACTGATAAACACCTGACCCTCCACTTCAAGGGGATGATTGGGATCTGTTGTTCCTATTTCTGGATAAGGCGCTGCCATGATTTAATAGTCAATGAGATTTTAGTATCACGTTTGAAACGTCCATGGGACGCGCAAAGTGACGTGTCCAGAACCTCCGTCGCCTCCGGCTTGAGAGCCATCAGCCCCTCCTCCGCCACCGCCATAAATATCAGAACCGGAGGCCGGGGGATTTCCCGCGTTTCCGCCCCCGCCCGCCCCACCCGTCCCATCCGCGTTGGATCCGACCCCCCCACCCCCACCCCCATAAGTTGTGCTCGTTGCGCCGATGTGACCCCACGAGTAGGTCGTTCCGTCTCCCCCGCCTCCTCCAACTTGACTGGACCCGGCCGCTCCGTTTTGACCTGATGATCCGCCGCCTCCTCCGCCGCCTGCCGCCTTCGTCCCCGTACCGCCGCCGCCGTCACCTCCCTGTGACCCCGTCCCTCCGCTATCCGCGCCCCCGCCACCCGCTCCTCCAGAGGCCCCAGTCCTCGTCGACGCCCGCTGACTTCCTCCTCCTCCGCCACCAACGGCAGTTGCCGTACTCCCGAATACACTATCTGAACCGTTTGATCCAAGAGCCGAAGTGCTTGAAGAACCAGCTCCACCATCTCCAACAGTCACTGTATACGTTCCGGCGGCCAATGTAACTCCGGTGTCGTCAAACAAAATTCCACCGCCCCCACCACCTCCAGCATTAGTTTTAGCCCCCGAAGTTCCTCCTCCACCTCCACCTGCTACCGCCAAATACCTCACATCTGGTCTGGTAATAGGTCCCACGTCGTAAAGTCCAAATGTGCTACTTCCGACCGTGGTAAAAACATTGTATAGATTTCCAGTTTCGTATATGATTTTGTCACCGCCGTAGACTGGGGCGTATGGTAATTTATTGAGCCAAATTTGCGTGCCTTGTATGGTTGAACTGGCTTCATAAGCCGGATCTCCAGTGGTTCTGTTTGCTGCGATAGTACCGTATACTTGTCCAGTTCCAGAACTATTAGTGTCAGCAATTTGTGAAGGATTTCCGGAAGCGGGTGCATTTGCCGAATCTCTTAATATGCCGTCAACGAACAGGGTATTGACGCTACTATCCAAAACACTGAAACCCACCACAACCACTCTGCTTGTCGTGTTAGACCACGTAGCCGGAATAGGCCACGAGAGTTCTACGGTGCCTCCGACAACACTGCCGTCCCCACACGATGCGTAAAGTGTTCCAGACCACGTGTATATAATTGATCCATCGCCACTACCACCCAAATCAACTAGTATACCATCGTCGGCATCGCTGAGACCAACAACCATGCGCACGGTCGCGGATTTGTTTCCAGATATCTCAGTTATGGCTGACACACCCGTGACACTCCTGTCGGTGGCCGTCTTTCCCACGAGATCATCCCGGTCGCGGTTATAAAATTCACTCATGCTTATGTTGGTCGTGTTGTAGTTGATTGAAATGTTGGAATATGGCTTTATGGACCTCCCTCCGGTAGTCGATAAACCATATTCTGTAGCGATGTCACCAAAACTTATGGGTCCAGAACTAGGTAGAACCATGTTTCTCTAATATTCTATCAACCTTTTTATCCAGTTCCTTGATCGCTTCCACCACCAGCCCCATGAGATTCCCGTAGGCCAGTGAATAGTTCGTCTCCTCCGATCCCTTGACCACCTCGGGGAGCACATCCAATACATCCTGAGCCAAGAGACCCGCCGAGCGATTCCCGTGGAGCGTGTAGGTGTAGCCCGTGAGCCTCTTGATCTTGTCCAATGCACTCTCGATCACGAGCAAATCTTCCTTGTGCCTTTTGTCCGAAAATGCCGTGATGTCACCCGTCGCGCTTATCGTTCCTGTGACATTAACTGCTGCGGTTGATAATAAACCGCCCACGGTGACGAGATCCGAAGTTGTAGAACCCTGTGTAGTGACTTCCTGTAGTGTGGGTGTTGTTCCTCCGCCACCAGAAACGTTACTGAGAAGACCTCCGTCTCCGAAGAAGAAATTTGTTGCCACCACATTCCCTCCTGAAATAATATTTGCGGTTGCACTTAGGGTTCCATTCACGGTAGAATCTGCCGATGATGTAAGACCGGATGTAGAGAGAATTCCTGTGGATGTTAGGTTGAGACCCTGTACTGTTCCGGTCACCACAACGGAAGTTCCATCGATTGCTCCCAAAGAGGCAGTTGTCCCCTCAATGTCACCCGAAACGGTCAAAGACGCTCCTGTAAGTGAACCTGTTGACAAAATGGTCGCACCCTGTACCTGTCCTGAAACCGTCGCAGATGCTCCTGTAAGTGAACCTGTTGACAAAATGGTCGCTCCTTGAACCTGTCCTGAAACCGTCGCAGACGCTGCTGTTAAATATCCGGACGCCACTAGATTTCCCGTGGCGTTCACATTTCCTGTGGATGAAATAGTTGCTCCCTGTACCTGTCCTGAAACCGTTGCAGACGCTCCTGTAAGTGAACCTGTTGACAAAATAGTTGCTCCCTGTACCTGTCCTGAAACTGTCGCAGACGCTCCCGTAAGCGAACCTGTTGACAAAATGGTCGCTCCCTGTACCTGCCCTGAAACCGTTGCAGACGCTCCTGTAAGTGAACCTGTTGACAAAATGGTCGCTCCCTGTACCTGCCCTGAAACCGTCGCAGACGCTCCCGTAAGCGAACCTGTTGACAAAATGGTCGCTCCTTGAACCTGTCCCGAAACTGTCGCAGACGCTGCTGTTAAATATCCGGACGCCACTAGATTTCCCGTGGCGTTCACATTTCCTGTGGATGAAATAGTTGCTCCCTGTACCTGTCCTGAAACCGTTGCAGACGCTCCCGTAAGTGAACCTGTTGACAAAATGGTCGCTCCCTGTACCTGCCCTGAAACCGTTGCAGACGCTCCCGTAAGTGAACCTGTTGACAAAATGGTCGCTCCTTGAACCTGTCCTGAAACCGTTGCAGACGCTCCCGTAAGCGAACCTGTTGACAAAATAGTTGCTCCCTGTACCTGTCCTGAAACCGTCGCAGACGCTCCCGTAAGTGAACCTGTTGACAAAATGGTCGCACCCTGTACCTGTCCCGAGACGGTAGCAGACGCTGCTGTTAAATATCCGGACGCCACTAGATTTCCCGTGGCGTTCACATTTCCTGTGGATGAAATAGTTGCTCCCTGTACCTGTCCTGAAACCGTTGCAGACGCTCCCGTAAGCGAACCTGTTGACAAAATAGTTGCTCCCTGTACCTGCCCTGAAACTGTCGCAGACGCTCCCGTAAGCGAACCTGTTGACAAAATGGTCGCTCCCTGTACCTGTCCCGAGACGGTAGCAGACGCTGCTGTTAAATAGCCGGACGCCACTAGATTTCCCGTGGCGTTCACATTTCCTGTGGATGAAATAGTTGCTCCCTGTACCTGCCCTGAAACTGTCGCAGATGCTCCTGTAAGTGAACCTGTTGACAAAATGGTCGCTCCCTGTACCTGTCCCGAGACGGTAGCAGACGCTCCCGTAAGCGAACCTGTTGACAAAATGGTCGCTCCCTGTACCTGTCCCGAGACGGTAGCAGACGCTCCCGTAAGCGAACCTGTTGACAAAATGGTCGCTCCCTGTACCTGTCCCGAGACGGTAGCAGACGCTCCCG